CGAGGGCCTACTGCAAGTGCCCGCGCTGTGGCGGCGTCATAGACGAAGCGCAAAAGACGGGTCTGAACGCGCGCGGCGTTTACGTGGCGCCAGGCCAGACTGTTGATCGAGACGGAACGGTTCGGGGCGAACCGCCACACGCAACGACTGCCTCATTCTGGGTCTCGGGATTGTGCTCGCCGTTCGTCACGTTCGGTGAGCGCGCCGCAGCGTTTCTTGAGGCGACCGCAACCGGCGATCAGGAAAAAATTCAGTCGGCCATCAACACCGGGTTCGGTGAATTGTGGGCACCTGGTGGTGGCGATGCGCCCGAATGGGCGGAAGTCGCCCGCCGCCGCATGCCCTACCAGTTGGGCGATCTGCCCGCTGGCGTCGTGTTTCTGACGATGGCTGTTGACGTGCAAAAAAACCGGCTCGTTTACACGATCCGGGCGTGGGGTGCGCGTGCCACGTCGTGGCTTGTCGAACGCGGCGAGCTGCACGGCGAAACACACGAAGCGGAAGTCTGGGAAGACCTCGCGGATCTCCTGCAAACGCCTATCCACGGCATGATGATCCGCCGTTGTCTGGTGGACTCAGGCTTTCGGCCGGGCAAGCCGTTCGCGGTGCCGGTCAATCGCGTCTACGAATTTTGCCGCCGCTTCTCGCGCGTTGCCAGCCCGACCAAGGGCCGCGCTTCGCAGACGATGCCGGTGCGCAAGTCAAAAATCGAAGTGACGACCAAGGGCGCTGCGAAAAAATACTCGCTTGAGCTGCTGCTGATCGACACCGACTGGGCAAAAAGCTGGGTTCACGAGCACATCCGCTACCCGTCTGACGCGCTCGGCGCCTGGTTGCTGCCCGAAGATGTCGACGACGCCTACTGCGCCGCCATCGTTTCGGAAGCGCGGGTCAAAAAGCCGTCCGGCAAAGTGCAGTGGGTACAGCGTTCGCGTGACAACCACTTTCTCGACTGTGAAGCGCTGCAAGCCGCCGCCGGCCACTTGTTGAACGTGCAGCGGATCAAAGAAGGCCGCGGCAGCCGCACGGCGGTGCTTGCCGACGTGGCTGAAGACGCACCGCTGGCCGACGACACGGTCGACGCCGTTACCGAAGCGCCGTCTCCGCCGCCGCAACCGTCTTCAGCCCGCAAGGCTGCTCCGCCACAGCCGCCACCGGCGCCACGCCGCAAAACGTGGGCCGAATTGGCCGCGATGATGAACAAATAGGGCATTCGCTCAATGACCACTGCGCTCACCGAACCGCGTCTGTCGGCGTTGGCCGGTGAGATCGAAACTGCGCTTGCCGCCCGCCGTGCAGCGACCGCCGTTACAAAGCGCACGCCGGTTTCCGCCTACATGCGCGACAGTTCCGCAGGTTATCTGTCGTCGTGGCGGCCTGCGCTGCGCGACGCGCAAGACGAAGTGCGGCAGTCGTGGACGATGGCGGCGGCCCGTGCCGTAGACGCGATGCAAAACTCCGGCTGGTTGGCTGGGGCGATTCAGCAGGCGTCGGCCGACACCATCGGCGTTGGCCTCCGGCTCAACGCGCAGCCCGACATCGATGCGCTTGGCTGGGATGAAGACTTTGCTCACAAGTGGTGCCGCCGTGTGGAGAGGCGTTGGAAGGCGTGGTCGACAAACCCTCTTGAGTGCGATGCCCGTGGCAAGCGAACGATCGCGGATCTGACCGATGCCGCGCTGATGCAATACTTCGCCTTCGGTGAAGTGACGGCCTTGCTGCCGGAAATCCAGCGCTCGGAAAGCCGCTCGCTCGCCAAGGTGATGATGATCTCGCCGCACCGGCTGTCAACGGACACGCGCGAAGATTTGCGGATCGTTCAAGGTGTCCAAGTTGACGGCAACGGTTTTCCGGTGGCGTATCGCTTCAAGCGCCGCGTCAACAACATCGAGACCGATCTTGACATCAAGGCCCGCGCGCGGGGCGGCCGTCAGCAAGTCATTCACGTTTTCGACGGTGCACCGGATCAAATCCGTGGCATCACGCCCTTGGTGCCGGTGCTCAAAGTTTTGCGGCAATACGATCAGCTCGCCGATGCAACGCTGACCGCTGCGCACATTCAGACCATCATCGCGGCCACCATCAAGTCGCCGGAGCTGCCGGAGAACGCATTCGAGGGTCTCATGACGCCCGGCGAGCAGGGTGCGCCGGATGTTCCCGAAGACGTGCAGGCCTTCATGCAGGCCCGCGCCGAGTGGTGGTCTAACCGTTCGATTGATCTGGGAACCCATGGCCGTGTGACGAGCCTGTTTCCCGGTGAAGAATTTGACATTCACGGGGCCAAGCACCCCGGCGACAACTATCTCGCCTTCTCAAAAAACCTGATGCGCGAAGTCGCGCGCTGCATCGGTGTGACCTACGAGACGATGACGGGCGATTACGAAGGCGCGACGTATTCGAGCGTGCGCATGGCGACATCGTCGGTCTATTTCGTAACGCTGCGGCGCCGCCAACGCATCGCAATCCCGTTCGTTCAGCCGATCTACAACGTATGGCTGGCTGAAGAAATTCGAGACGGACGCATTCCGTTCCCCGGTGGCTTCGAGGCGTTTCGCGAAGTCCGCAACGAGGTGACGCAGGCTGAATGGTTCGGCCCTGCGAAGGCAACCGCAGACGATTTCAAGACGGCAAAGGCGCAAACCGAACGTCTCGCCAACGGCACCACTTCTCTGTCGTTCGAGTGTGCCGAGTACGGCCTCGACCCCGAGACGGTCATGGAGCAGCGGGCGCAAGACCGCAAACTCGCCGAAAAATTTGGGCTGCCAGACCCCTACGCGCCGGCGGTCAAGCCGGGGCAGGACGTGCCGCTCGAGGATGACAACAACGATGCGCCGTTGACGAAAAAGCCTGCCAAGAAAAAGAAGGGCGCGTGATGGCCATCGATTGGGAAGGGCTCGACTATTCCAATCCCACGGCACTACTGGCGAAGTTGCGCCCAGCTTACTACCGGCTGGTTGCGGGCGATGCCGACGAGGAAATCGAAGGCACCGACCGGCGCCGCGTGCGGTTCCAAAAAGCAGACCTGCCGCGTCTCGAAGCACTGATCCGCAAACTGGAGGCCGAAGTCGCGAAAGCCAGCGGCCGTCCGCGCCGCTTCGCCCTCGCGGGCCGCATGAGAGGTTGATCATGGATGTCATCGTTGACGGCAAGATCGTGCTGCATGGCACGGTTGGCAATCTGTACTGGGAAGAAGGCTTCACCGCGCGCGACGTGATCGAGGCTCTGGCCACTCTCGGGCGCAGCAACGACGTGACCGTCAGCATCAACTCGGGTGGCGGCATCGCCTGGGAAGGCGTCGCGATCTTCAACGCTCTGTCGGCGCATTCTGGCAAGGTCACCATCGAAGTCGAAGGCATCGCCGCGTCTGCAGCGTCGGTGATTGCCATGGCCGGTGACGAAGTGGTGATGCGTACGGGTTCGCTGATGATGATCCACGATCCGGCGCTCTTCACGTTCGGCAACGCCGATGACCATCAGAAGTCAATCGAGATGCTCGACAAGATGGGCGAGCAGACCGCGAGCATCTACGCGGAAAAGACCGGCAGCAAGATCAGCGCCATGCGCGATCTGATGAAGGCCGAAACGTGGATGACCGCGGCTGAAGCCGTCGACATGAAATTCGCCGACAGCACCGACCAGACGGCCGCCGCCGAGGCGACCGCGTTCAACTATTGCATGTATGGCCAGGCCCCGGAGCGGCTGACCGCTTTGGCCACGGCGCGTCAGTGGACCCGCACCAAACCAAAGGACGACACGATGACCAAGACACCGACCGCGACGGCCGCAGCGCCTGCCGCACCTGTTACGCAGGCCGCACCGGCTGCGGCACCCGTCGCCTCGGCAACCGACGAGCGGGCCGCTGAGCGCGCGCGGATTGCCGCCATCATGAAGTCGCCGGAAGCCAAGGGCCGCGAGCAGCTCGCCGAGCACCTGGTCGAGTTGGAGATGTCGGCCGAAGCGGCGATCGCGCTGCTTTCTAAAGCGCCGAAAGTGGCGTCGCAGCAGAGCGTTCCCGCAACGGCCACGCTGAGCGGCCTCGAGCTGGCCTCGCCAGCACCAGAAATGAAGAAAGCCGACCCGGCGCTCAACGCCGCCGACATTTACGCTGCCCGCCGCACGCAGAAGTAAGCGCGCCGCACCTCTCGCCGAAGACGCCTAAAAATTGCAACGAACTTCAGGAGTTTGACCCATGCCTGCACTCACCGAAGGCCGCCACACGGCGGAATTTATTCTGTCCGAAGCCTCTGGCAGCCGATCGCGCGACAACGCCAAAATGGCGAGTGGAGCGGGCAAGGTTTCAGCCTCGACCATCCTTGGCAAGATCACTGCCAGCGGCAAGTTCGTGCCGCATGCACCAGCTGCGGTTGATGGTTCGCAGACCGCTGTCGCAATTCTCTATGCGTCGGTCGATGCCACTGCCGCTGACGCGCCTTGCGTTGTGTTCGCGCGCGACGGTGAAGTGAAGGGCGTTGAGTTGATCTACAACGCAGCAACCGACACGGCGCCGGAAATCGCAGCTGTGCACGCCGCTCTCGCCGCGAACGGCATCATCGTCCGCTAATCCCCCTCAATCTGTCTTGTCGCCGGGCCGTGGGGCCGGAAGCACTGCTTCCGGCTGACTGGCCTCGGCCCTGACGGGCCGCAAGCCCGAACCCCACCCGGCAAAGGAGACGTCCCCACATGCCTACACTCGATATTTTCAACAACGATGCGTTTTCGCTGGCGTCGCTGACTGCGCGCGTCAACCGCCGCCCCTACGTGCCTGGCCAGATTGGCAAGTCCGGTCTGTTCCAAGAAGCGGGCGTCACCACGCTGACGATCTCGGTCGAAAGCCGTGACGGCAAACTCGGCCTCGTCGAGCCGTCAAATCGCGGTGGCCCCGGTGAGACGGTTGGCAAAGACCGCAGCTCGCTGGTTCCGTTTCAGATCCCGCACTACGAGCGCAACGACTCGGTGATGGCCGACGAAGTGCAGGGCGTTCGCGCCTTTGGTACGGAAAACGACGTCGAGATGGTGCAGACGATCGTTGATCGCAAGACTGACCGCCACACCACGGACCTCGACAACACGCTCGAATTCAGCCGCGTCGGCTGCATCAAGGGCATCGTGGTTTCGAAGTCGGGCGGCGTTCTCGCCAACCTCTACACTGCGTTCGACATCGCGCCGGCTGCGGACTTCTCGTTCGTGCTTTCGGATGCCACCACCATCGTGCGCAAGAAGGCCGAGCAGCTGCGCCGCCAGGTCGAAGACGAACTCGACTCGGCCTACACCAGCATCCACGCTTGGTGCGGCGACAACTTCTGGGACGACTTGGTCAACCACAAGTCGGTTCGTGAAGCCTATCTGGCAGCTGCCAAGCTGAACGAAACGCTCGGCAAGTCGACGGACATCTGGGAATGCGGCGGCATCGTGTTTGAACGCTACCGCACCGGCAAGAAGGCGCAAGCCGCGAACGGCACGAACCTCTACATCGGCGCCGACGAAGCCCGCATCGTGCCCATGGGCGTGCCGGACCTGTTCATCACCCGGTTCGCGCCGGCCGACTACATGGAGACCGTCAACACCAACGGTCTGCCGCGCTACGCGAAGCAGTTCGCGATGAAGAACGACAAGGGCGTCGAGCTCGAAGTGCAGTCGAACCACATTTCGCTCTGCACACAGCCCGCCGTTCTGCGCCGCGCCGTCAAGGGCTGAGCGTAAGACGATGACCGACCGTTGGCGCGACCGCCTGGAGAGAGTAGACCAGGCGGTCGACCGCGTCATGTCGGAGACGTTGCAGATCGTTCCCATGCTGGAAAGCGAGTACTCCAGCCGCCAGACCGATCCTGCAAGGGCCGAGTTTGAAGTCGAAGGCGTTCTCAGCGTTGAGCGTGGCGACACGGATCTCGGTGGCTCGTCGCGGCAAATCCGCAACGCGCGCGTGACGACATCCAAAGCCGAACTGCAAATTCAGACTGTACTGCTCGTTGGTCGCCCTGAAATCCGAAAGAATGACCGGGTTTTCTCAACAGCAAAAGACACCACCTTCAAGGTCGATCGCATCGACCGGCTGCATCCCGGCCGCCTGGCTTTCACTCTGTCGATCGACGGGAGCGCAGAATGAGCTTTGCGCGCCTCGCTCTTCGCATCGCCACCGTCAAAGCGTTGCGTGGACGCACTTGGGCAGGCGAAATGGTGCGCGATAGCGAGATCGGGCCCATAGACGAGGCGGCCCAAGACAAAGAGATTCCGTTCGTCGTCGTCTACACCGACGATGCCGAAGGCAGCGTAGTGGCGACTGACTTGTTCGGCAACGACGGCAAGCAGTGTCTCGTCATTGAAATTGGCGTGACCACACGCATGAAAAAAACCCGGCCGGTTCCGGGGCAGTCGCCGTGGGTGTTGACGAGCACTGACGCGGGTCTCGAAATGACCATCGATGGCATCGAGCGGCAGATTCGCTTGGCCTTGGGCGCGGTTGAGGACCCCTGGTCCGAGTTGTGGCGCTCGATCGTGGTCTCCATTGTGATGCGCAAGTCGCAGCGCGGGGCGTCGAACGTCGGGGCACGCTTCTCGGGACGGCAAGTGGTGTTGGACTTGGCGTTGTTGCGGGATCCGCACCCGGGCCGCCCTCTGGGGCCTGTTTGGACAAAATTTCTCGAGCTGTGCGCGGCAGACGCGGACCTTGCACCTCAGGTGCCCATGCTGACCGCGCTGGCAACGGGCGGCGCGACGGACTGGAATCCGTTGAAGGTGGTTCGCACCGCTTATGGCTTGTCTGCCGAGCGTGCCGCCGCACTGCAGCTTGCGCCGCACCCGGCCGCTACGGAAGGCACCGTGTTCGAAGCGCCGGTTCTTGACGGAACCGCGAGCGTTGGCGACGTTGGAGAGCTGCCATGATCCCCGCCACGATGCCGGAGATCATCGCCGATCTCTACAAGAGGCTGGCCGAGGTCGATCGCCGCTTTGAGAACCGCTCGCGCAAGGGCACCGTCGCCGAGATCGATCCGGCCAAAGGGCTGGCCCGCGTCAAACTCGGCGAAAACAAGGACGGCAAGCCGTACTTGTCGCCATGGGTGCCGTGGAAAGAGGTCGCGATGGGCGCGATCAAGACGCATTTCCCGCCCGCAGTCGGCGAGCAGGTCGAACTGAAGTCGGACAGCGGCGATCTTCTCGACGCTGTGATTGACACGTCGCTGCCGTCGACCGCCAACCCGCGCCCGCACGACAAGGCCGGTGAGGCAAAGATCCAGATCGGCGAGACTTACATCCTGATGACGGGCGACAGCATCGAGATCAGCACCGGACACTTGAAGCAAACCGCGTCGCGCATCGACCACGACCAGAAGGGCGGCGGCGCCACAGGCGTTGCGATGGCATGACCGGCGAGCCACTCGACGTGATGCCGCCGGCGATGCTGGCGGCTCTGAAGGCCGACCTGGCCGTGGCTGGGCGTTGGACCATGATCGGCGTGCACACGTCGAGCGAGGCACCAGAGACACCACCGGAAACGCCGGTGCCCCTGCCTCTGCACGCGACGGTGACGCTTCAGTGCGCTGCGCGCTCGCTGACGTTGGTGGCCATGTTGACGATTCCGCCAGACCTGCCAGCGGAAAGCGTCAAGGTGCACTACCAGGGCACGCCGTTTGTGAGTGACGACACCGAATTGATCGCGCGCATCCAGAGCCGTATCGCGCCGCTGATCGCGCTGCGCGCCTCTGAACTCATCGCCAAGCTGACGGCGCCTCTGTCATGACCGGCGCGGCACGGCAGTCGGCCGACACGGCCGCCGGCGCGCAGATCGGCGCCAACCAGGGTTTTGTGTTCGTCGAAGGTACTCTGTGGATGGTGCTGGGCGATGTCAACGCCGGGCACGGCCTGCCGCCGCACGTTCCAGGCCCCGACGCAATGGTGGGGCACTCGGCCTTCGTGCACATCAACGGCATTCCGGTTTGCCGCCAAGGCGATGCCGCCGGCTGCGGACACCCGACGAGTGGAAGTTCTGTCATCTACTGCAACGATTGAGAATTTTTTGCTGGCACCCGGCGACTCCCCTCCGGGGAGCCGGCCGCCGGGTGCGATTGGAGAAACACCATGGCCGCTGAGAAAAAGCTCTACGAATTCACCGAAGCCGGGTTCTTCATGGGCGACCACTACGCCGTGGGCGACACCATCCGCTTGCTTCCGTTGCAGGCGAAGTACGACCTGCACCGCTTGAAGCTGGTCGTGATCCCGGCTGAAGACGAGTAAGCAATGCCCGACAGCGCTGGCATGGACCGCATCACCGGACGGATCATCACCGACTGGAAACATGTCATGCAGTCGATCGAGGACATCCTGACGACGCGGGTGCTCACCCGCGTCATGCGCCGCCCCTACGGCTCGTCGTGGCCGAAGCTGATCGATGCGCCCATGAACGAGCAAACGCTGTTGTTGTTCTACGTCACGGCGGCTGAGGCTCTCGACCAGTGGGAGCCGCGCTTCGAGCTGATCGAGGTGTACTTCCTCGACGCCAATGCTGACGGCGTCGCCGCGCTGCGCCTGGTGGGCAACTACCTGCCGCGCGGACACAAGGGCGACCGCACGCCCGCCAACGACAACACTCTGGTGATCGATCTCGTGCAGAACGCTCAAGGCGCTTTCAGGAGTGCAGCGTAATGGCGCGGTTTGATGCCATCGACTTGTCGAAGCTGCCCGCGCCGCAAGTGGTCGAGCAACTCGACTTCGAGGCCTACTTGTTACAGTTCAAGGCCGACTTCGTCGCGCGCGCTGAGGAAGCGGGCTGGCCCTACGACGTCGAATCGCTGGAAAGCGACCCGGTGGTCAAGGTGCTGGAAGTGGCCGCCTACCGCGAGACGATTCTTCGCCAGCGCGTCAACGATGCCGCGCGCGCGGTCATGCTGGCGTTTGGCCTGGACGGTGACCTCGAAAACCTTGGCGCACTCTACAAAACGGCGCGTGACGTCGGCGAAGACATCGAGCGCTACCGTGCCCGTGTGCAGGGCGCGCCGGAAGCGCTGTCAACGTGCGGCAACGAAGGCGCCTACGTGCACCATGCCATGCGCGCTTCGACACTCGTCAAGGACGTGCAGGTGTGGACGGTGCCGGGTTCCGGCGTGGTCCATGTGCTGCCCCTTTCGTCGGTTGGCAACGGCACGCCCACGCCCGAGCTGCTGCAACTGGTGCGCGATCACGTCAAGCCGGACGGCATCAACAAGGGGCCGCTGACCGACCAGGTGGTCGTGCGCGCGCCCACAGTGACACCCTACGCCATTTCGCTGCGCTTGCTGGTCAAGCGTGGCCCGGACACAGGCACCATTCTCACCTCGGCCCGGCGCCTGGTGACGGCCTACGCCGCCGAGCGCCACCGCGTTGGTGAGACGGTCTACCTCAACGGAATTCTGGCGGCCGCCAAGGTGGGCGGCGTTGAAGACGTGGTGCCAAACAGCCCGCTTCAAACGCTGGTGCCCGCCTACGACCAGGCGTTCTTCTGCACGGGCGTGACCCTGTCGATCGAGACCCTCTAGCCCATGTCTCTGCCCCAGAGCCTCACCCTGCTGCCGGCGAACGCCACGCCGCTGGAACAGGCAATGGCAGCGCCGATGGCGCGCTTCAACCAGATCCCGGTGCCCATTGACACCTTGTGGGATCCGCTGCGCTGCCCGGAACCTCTGTTGCCGTGGCTGGCTTGGGCGCTTTCGGTCGACATCTGGGACGACCGCTGGCACATCGAGAAAAAGCGCTACGTGTGCGCCGAGAGCTTCACGCTACACCGCCTCAAGGGTACGCTGGAAGGCATCCGGCGGCACGTGAAGCTGGTGGACTGTGCGGTGGTCAATGCCATCGTGCCGCCTGCCAAACTGTTCATGGGTCACAGCCGCACCGCTGCCGAACGGCGCGCGTTTCTGGAACGCTACCCGCAACTGCGCGTGTTTGGCTTTCGCGACAACGGAGCCGCCGGCAAAGCCGCGTTCTGCCGGGGTGCGTGGGGCCTGGAAAAGACGTTCTTTGCCGACGCTGCGGGCAAACCGGTGTTTTTTCCGGTGGTCTCGGACGCAGCTGCACGGCTTGGCAAACGCGCGTTTCTGTTCGAGCCGCGCGATGGCAGCGAGCAGCCTTTGACGCACGTTGTGCGCGAGACCTTCACCGAGGCGCGCACCGCGCAGCAGCACGACGAAGTGCGCATTCCGGGCCGCCGTGGCTTTGGTGTGTTTGCGTCAACGGCGGCCCCGCGTGCGCGCTCGTTTTACGGTGGCGCCAAGCCAGGCCGCGTGATGTCTGTTCGCATCGATCACTCTTACACCGACCGCGACGAGCGCATGACGTTGCGCACCGTCTCGCCCAGCCTTGACCCTGTCGAGATCAACCCCGAACAGGTGGCGGTGCGTGGCACGGCGGCCGGCGTCCGGTTCTGCGGGCAGCCTATCGCAGGCCACCTCATGAAGTCGGACGCGGGCAACCGCCTCTACGACCAGCTCTACCTTTTCGACCCGGAGCGTGCGATCGCGCGCAACGGTGCGCAACAGTTCATTCACGGCCGCTTCGGCATGCCCGCCTACAACGCCGAGATCGAGATCTCGGTGCCGGGCAAACGCTCACGCTACCACTTCGACCGCTTCTGCTTTGGTCACTCGAAACCCGCCGACACGGTGCGGCTGGAGAACGCGCGCCGCGCCGTCAAGGTTTCGAAATCGCTGCGCGACAAAATTCTGATCGACACCACCACCCGCAGGCCGGCGCGGTTTGGTGACGGAGTGCAGTTCGGCGACAACCA